AGCCATAGCCATCGCCAGAGCCATCGCCAGAGCCAGAGCCATAGCCATCGCCATAGCCAGAGCCATCGCCAGAGCCATAGCCAGAAGTATACTGGTCTTCCTGTTTTAGTTCTTCCATACTAATACAGAACTAATTGACTCTTGAGCTTTCGCCGTTACATCTAATATCTCGATAGCTTCGGTTAGCTCTACTTTATCTACTTCGCAGGGAAATTTGCAGTTTTCGGGTTTAGTTGTCCCATCTACCGCTAGTTGTGATAATGTCGACGCTCCATCCCAATACCAGATACGTCTTGCGTCTCGCATAACAACTTCTTTGCCCTCTCTACTCTCAAGATACCCCGCAAAGACCCCTGCTGAATACGTTCTTACTATTACGTACTTCATACCCTTTCGAGTTTTTGCAGACTTTTTGTCCACTTCCGACTCTAATATATACTTCGCACCATTGATTGTTATTTTTTTTTCCATTTTTCTACTAACTAATTACTAGGGGTAACAGTTTCTCTCGTTTGGCGAGATAGCTATTACCCCTTATGGGTTTTGTACCTACCTTATGGGCGGGTACGGACTAGGAAGAACAGGGTTGTCCCATTCTTTTTCGTCAACATCGGGCGGTATCTTCATACTTCCTCCTTACTTCGGATTGATGGTCTCAATCTCCGTGTGCGGGTCGATAGTCGTGATACTCTCGTTGTCCGACATCTGTCAATCCTTTCTGAACACTTTCTTTGCAAATTCGCAAGTGAATCTGCTTGTAAGGCTATTAAGCCCTCAAGCATATCCACTTGTGGGGGGCGGGGTAAAACCTGCCCGGATACCCAAAACCCCCCTCGTTACCTACGTTCAGTTCTTTCGTAATATCGGGCTTCTTCAAGCCCCGAAACAACCGATAAAATCTTATCCCGATAGGTCGAGTTAGACTCGTTGGGATAGTGTCCTGCCTCACTACCCCAACCAATCACAAATGCTTGATATAATAAGGTTTTCCTACATTTGTTCCACTCGTGTCTTTTTGTGTAAAGCAACTCCAATGTCCCCAATTAGTACCTTGTTTAGATAACTCATACGCAAATTCTATGTTCTTTTTTGCGTCTAGCAAATCTTCAATGCTTGGTCGATTATGGAATGCCCTAACTTGAAATACTCCATAACTTGACGGATTTAGACTTCTGTCTCCGATTGCGTCTGCTCTTAATTTGCTTTCACACTTGGCTATTGCTAGTGCTATCTTTGCCTTATCTTGGAATAAATGTTCTATGTATTCCGCTATGTCTTCTTTTGTTATCAAGTCTCTATGTGCGATGTGCGGTACATATTTAATTTCGAGTGGCTCTCCCGAACTTAGATTGTGGGTACTCTCAAAAGTCACTATATCGTCTGTCCAGCCCTTAGCTTCGGGGATGTAAATCAGATTAGCCCCTGTAACTATCGTTAAACATATTACAAGCAAAGCGACTAGTAAACTACGCAACAGTTCTCTAAACCACGCTCTAAAGCCTTTTCCTTTAGAATATGCACGTCTTGGCGTTATTACCTTACCTGCTACCTTTCCCTTTTTGCGTCTAACGTAAAAGTAACCATCTTCATCTATGTATCTTGTGCGGAATTTATTATTGTTTCGACGAAATTCGTAAATCTTTGACAACTTTTCAGTCTCGCCGACTAACATATCTTTGTTCTTTTTTGGATATTTTGTGAAACCTTTCATAGCTTTTCAATTAACTAACTGAATACATCATAACACAGTCACTTATCAATGTCAAGTCTCCTACTTCTTCCGTTTGGGTAATATGCTCGATACTTCACTATCCATCTATTAATTTCGCTATCGTCATACATATTTACTGTTCTGTTCCATAACTCTGAATATACCGTTTTAGCGGGTTTCAATTCCCCGATTCTTGACCTGTAATAAGTGTGATAGGCGTTTACGCTAATTTTATAGTTTACCCTTTCGCTTATTTTTTTAATTGCTTGTTTTAATGTCATTTTTAAACTTTAACTCTAAATAACTTTCTAATTCATCAAAATCTACTAACCTAGTGTACTCACCCCTAGACTCGTAAAGTTCGATAATAAAATCCTCTATAGCAGTTTTAATGATTTCTTGCCTTACTTTCTCGCTAATTGGCTTTATTTCTATAACTTTCTCAATTAATGTGTTACTTTTTACTATCTTATCAAGCGACTCCCTTGTCCTTTTCTCTAATGGCAAAGAGAAAAATGTATTAGTTATTTTTGTCATTTTGTTTAAACAAAATAGACTTGTCTTTTACGTTTATTATTTTCTCTGTTATCTCTGGACTAAACTCAATCACCCATCTATCCGTTTCTTTGGACTGATAAATAATTGGCTTTTCTATAATTCGGTATCCTCTCTCCGTACTTTCTAGATCAAAATCATAATTCGTCATTACTGATAGGTCGCCAACTATCTCCAATGCCTCTGTGACCTCCTTATTTGCGATTTGCGGTCTTAATCTCATTAATCTGTTAATTGGTACTTCTACAATGTCCTCTTCGCTCATACCGAGTCTTAGACGGTACTCTTCGTATATCCCGATATACACATAAGCGGTCGATTTTCTTATCCCTATTTCTGGATTGTTTAAAAAATCCGAAAATGTATCAAATCCACCATCCCCTAAATGCAAATACAGCTTTTCGTCTCTAATCTCTTTTAACTTTTCCCCGATTCTTAAAAATAAATGTGAACTTGTTTTTAAATCGTTTCTTAACGACTCGTAAACTGCCCACGCCTTAGCTTCGTTTGTCATAATATTTTCCAGCCTCTGGAGAAAACTATGTCAACTCCTCGAAATTATCGTCAAAAGGATTTACATCCTCGTTCATTATCGGGTTACTTGTTTTCTTAACTGGATTTTTAACCACTGTCGCAACATCAGTTTCTTCTGCTTCTTTAACTTTTGCCTTTTCTTCTTCGGTTAGTTCCTGCGTTAAAGATGAGTCAACCCTATCTAAAACATAATAGCTACCTGCTTTTTCTGTTCTTGTTAGCTGTAAATCAAATGCGAATATACTGCTTTCCTGTTCTTCTAAATCTTTTGCAATCATATCTATTTGTCCTCTTACTCCTGTTGTTGTTTGAAGTACCTTTAATTGCGAATCTTCTCTATCAATTATCCAATAATAAAACTCTATCGATGGATTGTATTTTTTCTCGTCTGCCTTTGCTTCTTTGTTTGTTTCGTCCATCTTCAAAACTCTTTTAGCGTCAAAAAACTTATCGCATAAAATACATTCTTCTTGTTTCATTATTCTTGGGCATTCTGTTATCTCCCAACTTCCATCCTGACATTGAATATAATGCTTTCCAACATAACTAAAATTCCCACTTGCTAATCTGAACTTTATCTTTTCACCCTTGCTTTTTAACCTAACTATATTTGCGTTACCGTCTATGTTTGGTAATTTCTTACCGATTGTACTTGTTATCATTCTTGCTCCTCCTTTGAAGCTAGTTTATTTCTAACTATTTTTACAAACTTCTCGATTTCTTCATCTGAATAAAATTCTTGTAACCCGACTAGCCATTCTTTGTTTTTATCGGTTAATGTCTTATCTTCCGCCATTCTCTTGAGTAAAGAATTAAACTGTGTGACTAATGGGTCGAAATAATCCCTTACTTCTTCGCCGTGTTCAAATACTTTTTTGTTGTGCGAATAAAGCATTGTTAGATAATCCGAATATACGACTTTCCAGTTAGTTGATATTCTTGCTGTCCGTTCATCGAATGTGATAAATGGTTCAAGTGGCGGTTGCTTTTCGTTTAAAATATAATCGGTTAAAATTTCAATCTTGCCTTTGTATAACTTTTCGGTTGCAGGGTCGTTTAAATTGACCTCAAATTCAGTCATTCTGACCGAATCTCTATCGACATATACAATATGCCCACTTGGTAAATTTAAACTCTTCAGATAGTGATATAACTGCAATATGTGGTTCTCATTAGCCCCGCTGTGCAGATAGTTATCATACATAAATCCCGATGTACTTTTAATTTCTAAAACCATTTCGGGTAAACCTTGTGGAAAGTTTACGGCTAGATTTTCGATAACCTGTTTTGTTGCAAATTTCGTTCGGTCTGGTAACCATTCAAACTCGTCACTTTCTACTAATTCTTTGGCTTTTTTCCAGTCAACAAACCCTCCTGTTTTGAAATCTAAATACCCACCAACTCCCAATAAGTTTGGATATTTATGCTCTACCCATTCTTGACCGCTAATTAAGATACCTGCTCGTTTTAAAACTATTCCCACGATATTTTCCCAAATATTTCCCGCTTCAAACTTTCTCATCGCCCTTGCGTCTGCAGGGTTACTTGCTAGTGTACCTTTCATTTTTAGATAAACATCAATAGGTGCTTTACCGAGTTCACTAGCCCAAAGTCTGTTTCTAACTTTTGGCTCTTTTGTTGATTCTTGTATAGCGTAATCCTCAAATGCTTGATTCCACGCTGTTTCTAGTATTTTCATTCTGCGTGTTCCTCCTCTAAATAACCTGTATCTATCTTTACATCTTCAAACTTATCTTCAACAAACTTTTCAACTCTTAGCTTAACTGCAAAATCTAACAATTCTTGTAATGAAATGTGTCCTCGTTCCCATTTCAAAATTCCAGTTTCGTACAAAACTCTCGCTTTGTTTTCCTTTGGTGACATTAACTCAATAAGTGCGTAATCACCCTTTAAACGATTCTTGTCAAACTCTTCACAAAGTTCAACAATTTTATCAACTCTGGTTATTAGTTCTTGTGGATATTTCATAGCTTTTTATTAATTAAATACTTTATGAACATATGATATAACATAGTCGCTTAGATGTCAAGACTTAATCTCTGTTGCTACTCCGTCTAATATTTTTTTGTACTGGTCTTCTTCAAAGGTAAGTGTCTTAATATCAAAGTCAAGATAAAAATGTCCTGTCTGTCCAGTTCTTGATTTTAAAACTCTAATATTAGCCACATCTCTGCCGACTGGTTTTGGAAACCTAACAAGCCCTATAACCTCTGTCGCTCTATCAATTATTTTAGAACTTCCTCTAAATCCCTCTAAAGTAGGTAGTGCGTAATCCTCTGCTTCTATTTCGCTTTCATTCGAAACTCTTTTATTTTTATTGCCCTTTCGCAAATGGTGTATTGCAACAATACATATTTTTAATTCTCTAGCTAAATCAGCTAACATCCCCGCGAACATTCCCTCTTCGTGCAATTCATTTCTTGGGTCGTCCTCACAAAATCTGCTAAATGGGTCTAGCACAAAAATTTTGTAACCCTCTTTTGATTGTTCTTTGATTAAATCTATTGTTACATCCTTTAAAACTTTGCCTTCCGTAATTTGCGAATACAAATCTTTTTCGTTGTAATAGCTTACATTATCAATACCACTCGCCATTTCTTTAACTTGGTCTTTTGATAATTCCATTACACTAACACCATCCAACTGATAATTAATCATAAGCAATCTTTTCCACGTTTGCGGTTCGCCATTTTCTATATCGATATACACGCTTTTAATTCCGTTTCGATGTTGTTCAAGAATTAAATTAAGTGCAAACAAACTTTTTCCTCTCCCTTGTTCTGCACCTAAAACAATAAAACCACCCTCCTTTAGCCCTCCTATCAACCCGTCCAACTGTGTGTATTGAGTTGGGTATCCCTTGTTCATAAAAGGATTAATTATCATCTCCGCCACTTCGTCACTTATTCCTCTTTTGGGCAATAAGGGCGGTTTTATTGCTTCATAGTGTTCTTCTTGATTCATCTTGTTATGTAACTATTTAACTCTCGTATTGCGGTTTTTGTATCAATGCTTTTTAGGTGCATATAATAATCAATCACAGTACCACTCGCACCACATCCGAAACAGTGGTAACTGTTAGTCTTTTCGTATATCGTAAACGATGGAGTTTTCTCGTTGTGAAACGGACAAAGCCCTACTAACTTTCCACCTGTTTTTTTAACTTTGTTTAAATAAAAATCTGTTATCGGTATTTCTTTAATCGCTTCAATATTTATCGGTTCGTATTCTTTAGCCTTTGGTTCTACAATTTTTTTAATCTTTTTGAATTGGTCTATTTGGGTTCTTATGTTTGAAAGTCTTTTCTTTAAATTAATATCTGTTAAATGAAAAACATATTCCCAATCTTGTTGTGGATTTTTCCCTTTGTATTCTCTTAAAAACTTTGATTTTCTAATATGCGTTTTGTTTTTCAAAATACCTGATAACCATTTTTCTATACGTTCTAGTTCAATCAATTTATCATCAGTAGTTTCCGCTAAAACATCAGCGAAATGCTTTACGTCATCGTAATATGTAGGCTTTTTTTCTTGCTCCCAATTGCGTTTTGCTTCGTAAAGTTCATCTAATTCTTCTTCGCTTAACGACTTAGCCCACTTTTTAGCGTTTAATTTTTCAGCTTCCGTTATTTTGTAGTCTTGCATAACAATCCTCTTTCGAAACTCCATACATTAAACTAGAATACTCAATAATTTTATCTATTCGTTCTTCCAAAAACTTTTTATGTTCTTCGCCTAATCCTTTTTCTTTGAAAACTTTTTTTTCTAAATCAATGGCAACTTTAATATCGTCAATTATCTTGTCCGAAACAATAGGTCTTGTGCCGTTTTTCCACTCGTCTATCCAACCATACAAACCCGATAATCTTTTAACTAACTTAAAATCTGATTGTTTACTAGCCCAATCCATAAATTTTTGCAAACTAACTGTCCAGGGTTCGTCTAACTCTTGAAGTTTTTTCATAATATTTCTAGCTTGACCGTTTCTTACTTTGCCAGTATCTCTAGGTTCGAAACCCTTACGCCGTTTAAATTCTTCTACCACTAAGGAATAGCCTTTGTTGATAGTTATGTTTTTTCTTTTATTGGATTGTTTTTGTGTTTTAGATATATCAGCCTTCTGGCTGGTTATCTCTGAAGTAATCTCTGTATTAGAAGGAAGTGACATTTTGTTACTTCTAAGAAGTGACTTTTTGTTACTTCCAGAAAAGTAATCATCTATTACCTTTTGTGTTGTTTTTATATTGATTCTATAGTGATTTGTGGCTAGACCATTAACCTTCATAACTTTGTGTTCTATTACTCCCAACTCAACTAGATGTTCACGACAATAACTCTGTTGTCGTTTAGTCAAAGTTGTTTCTGCCTCCATATCTTCAAAGGATTTATATATCCAACCATCATCACGACCACCTTTATCACTCCAAAAATATATTTGTTGTAAAAATAAAGCGGCGTTAATTCCACCTAATGCTTTAGCTAGTGGAATATGAAATGCAATCGGTCTATCAAGTGGTAGTGTTAGACTATTCATCTTCTACCCCCTCTTTTGTATATGGATTATAAGAACTACCTTTCCCTAAATTATGGAGAACACCTAAAATATAGAGAAACTTTTGTTCAGCTGGTTTATCGGGGATTTTTTCTTCTGTTGTGACAATGGCATAAGTAAGTTTATGAAAGCTATCAAGCTCGTTCGGATATTTTTTGAAAAGAGATAGAATCGTACCTATTCCATTATCGGTTAGTTCAATACCAATTTCGGAAAATTCATCTTGTATGTCTTCGGGGGAAATTTTTAGTCTAGGCATAAAACATAAGAGCCTCCCAATCTCGAAGGAGGCTCAAATGGTTTTTTGTTATAAGAACTTGGTTATTATAACAAATTACATTTAAAAATCTACCCGAGATTACGTAGGTCTTTAAACAAATTACTTAATAAAAATTACAACTTTTTAAAAGCATTTACAACCACCAAAACATTCAATTGTTACAAGGAATTTGAGTATACGGGGCTAACGTGTTACCGTATCGCCCCGTAGTGCTAGAGCTATGAAAAACTAGCACCTTAATTATACGCTATAATCTCTATATGGCGAATATCAAGGGTTTAAAAAAGCTAAAAACCAAAGCCGACAAATTATTTTCCGAGTACATCCGCAAACGAGATAAAGTTTGCCAAAAGTGCGGTAGAGAATATCCATACCAACTACATTGTTCTCATATAATCACACGTTCCAACCTTAGATTAAGATTTGACCCTCAAAATGCCGTTACACTTTGTGCTTCGTGCCATATGTGGTGGCACGCCAACCCGACTGAAAGCGGAGAATGGTTTATTAAAGCCTTTCCAAAAAACCACGAATACATAGAAAAAGTTAAAAATGAAATTGAACAGTTAAGAATCCCCGATTATGAGATACTCATAAAACGCCTTAATAAGCTTTTAGAGGACTTAGAGGATACGAAAGGTCAAATTCTACATTCCGAAGACAAAAGTGTCTTATAACTCTTTTGCTGGAGCTAGAGAGGCATCCTTATTTGCCATTCAACTCTTGTTTGACTGGATATGTCTAAATCTATCTAAAAATTCGCCATCAAGACATTGGTATAAATCATATATATCTTGTTCAACTTGTTCGGGGAAAAAAGGTATCTTTTCATGCGACATCATATAATCAAAAGAATTTATAATTGCAATAGAAGATAAATATTCATCATATCCATTCCACCAATTAATATCGTCGCAACCATACCCTCTATGTAAGAACTCATGTGTTTTATGATCTAACGTAATTAAATTAGCAGGATGATTGGGATCTACTTTAGGATAATGTGTTTTCAAATGATGAATTGGATGAATATGGTGACATTCCCCAAGACTAGCAGGGGCTATTACCTTAACATCTTCCAACTTCCCATTAACAACAATCGGAAACAGACAGTATTTATCTCTTTGTTTAATCCATTCTCGTTGTTCGGTAGTTGGTCTGCGTTGCTCAACTGGATTAATCGCAATAAATTCCATCTACCCCTTAAACTTACGATGTGCCTCTATAACGTCATAATACGGTAGGTAAGATTTTCTATCTTTGCTCATTTCAACCGATACTCCATAGGCTGAATTCATATCACGCTTAGCAAAAGCTTTATTTCTTGTATATCCATCTCTTAGCTTATACGTACCAAGTGCTATCATCGTCGCTGTAAAGCTTTCTCCACCATATTGATCAAAGGTCTGCTGTGCGATAGCTTTCTCGTGCCAATGACCTGATACGACAATATCAGCGCCCCATGCACCACCAAACCTAATGGCTCTGTTTTGTGGATGTGCCTTGTTGTACATTGAATTGCCTGCAAATTGATGTGATCCGCAGACTTTGTATTGCTGGTCACATACATTAATGTCTAGGTACGAAACGCCAAAAAATTTATATGCTTTTGTTCCTTCCATTAAATATTCGTAAATATCAAACCCCTGCCTCATAGTCCAATAATCATGATTACCAGCCCATATCGCAAGTAACTTTTTATTGTCTGAATAATATTTAATTAATTCTCTGGCAAACCGTAGTTGTTCTGGTACAACATCTAAAGTTTCATGCGTCGGAGGATTAAATGAAAAATTGTCAATCAAATCGCCCATTAATACAACATAACTATTCGGAGTATTAACAATAACTTCTGCTTCTTGTTCAATTCTTGCATAGTCGGTTTCTTCCCCACCTATATGTAAATCTGATTGAAAAGTAACCAATGACGTATCAAACAATTGCACTTCGCCTCTATCTTGGTAGGTTTCCGTACGGTTATTTTGTTTTTGTCGCCATTCTGCTGAATATTGTTGGAAGTTTTTAGGTAAAGAAGAGGAAGAAATAAAATCTGGTTCTGGATGGTCACCTTCAAGATAAAGCTTACGTTTAATTTCAGCATCATCTTCAAAATGCCCATCGGGATAGTATAGGCCCATAATAAATTAAAATTAATTAAACTTATTTTTTCTTTTCTTCTAGCTTTTTGACAATCTCAAGAGCTTGTTGCAATTGTTCGTGTTCTCGTAACGTACCCTTATAAATTGCACACACTTGCTCTAAAAGTTGGATTGCTTGTTCTTTTGTCATAGTTTCCTAAATAAGTAACGTTAAACGTACGGTTTGCGAGCTTCCTGTTCTATTCTCGACGTAAATCGTTCCACCTGTTGCAGAAATCGTGATTTTCCCATCTGTTCCAGTCGTTCCAGTAAGCACTGAAGTAGAAGTCTCAATATCTGATTGTGCTACAAGGATAGTACAGTAAGGTGATGAGCCAGTTCTCCAAGTAAGAATACCATTATGGGTGCCACTCTTAGCTAAATAGAACAAAAGCATCCCTCCATTAACGTCAGTGGGTACGGTGACAGAAATAGCGGTATCATCTGCGAATTGTGAGAAAATCAATCCTCTCTGGTACGGAGAGCTTGCCATGCCATTAGCATCAACCCTAAAAAGATTTGAATTGCTACTGTCTACGACTGACAAAACATCGGCAGTTTGAGAGCTCGCCGCTTTTGCGCTAATAGCTGTTTTTGAAGCAGACGATGTAATTACAGAGAGTTGAGACGGTGGGCTATCTGTCCCAATCCCGACGTTGCCTGTAGATTGTTGTAAAAATAACTGCCTTAAATTTCCGTTAGGATAAGTCCCCAATAATAAGTCTCTTGGTGTACCCGATGATGCATCGGTATAAATCCTTGCAAGAGTTGAAGTTTCGTCTATTAATAAGTAATTATCTGTGTTAGTAAACAAAAAATGTACACCATCACTCCTGATCCTGTATCTTAAAGTGTCGTTTGTTTTTAGATCAAAAGAATGGTTAGTCGAAGTCCCAATAGATCTAATATCTCCAGTTAATGTAATATCTCCTGCAATTGATAAATCTCCAGGCATGCTATCCCCTGCTGTTTGAACAAAAACATCTGCTAAAGACAACTGTTGTCCTGAAAGTGATAATGCTGTGGCTGTATTCGTGCCTAATGTAATATCTCCACTATTTGTGCCACTAGTATTCCCAAGTTTGGTTATGTCTGTTGCAGTCACAAACTTGTGTGTCGTTGAGGTGTCGTCAATATCATCAGCATCTAAAACAACTGCACCAGTTTGAGTATTTACACTATCAACTGGTACTGAGGGAATGTCCGAGGTTAACGCTAGTGTCCCTGATTCATCTGGGAAGCTAAATGTTCTTGTTTGTCCCGTCGTAATATTGGAATTATCAAAAGCGACCTGTTTTGTTTCGTCTGTTGAATCCCAAATCCGAAACGTATCGCTAAATACTTCTAGTGTTGGTTCATTGTTTGCGTCAACTTCGAGTACCTTTTGATAAAACCCACCATTAACATCATAGGCTTGTAATTCAAACTTATCTGCTGCACTTGTTCCTGTTCTAACTGTCCCACCAATTGCACCTGTTTTAAAAGTTATATCTGCCAGATCAATAATATTGTTTCCGTCTGCGTTTAATTCTCCACCTAATTGTGGAGTTGTATCTTCAACAATATTTTCGAGTTTATCATCTAGTGCCGACTGTAAATCTGTTTGGTCTGATAATGTCCCACCTATACTTCCCCAATCTGTTGAGGCTGAACCCGAATCCTCTTCTCTTAGCTTACCCAATATCGGATCAAATTTGATCGCCATTATTTTTGTTCAACAAATACTTTCACTAAATTGACTACCCATGCACCTACGGCTGTGGATACCGCGACATCTATCGCCTTGTAATCGTAGTCTGGAAGTAAATACTTGATAAGGAACAAAAACCCTATCGCTAGTAACACACCACCCATACTGATTAAAGCCGACCTGTAAAGCGATGGTACATCATCTTGAGTAATTTGGAATCTGTGACTTACTGCTTTTTTAGCCATTTGGTAATTGAACTAAGTAAAATACTAAATGCTTCACCAATAGTGTACTCCTGTAAATTCTTCGCTTCACACCTTTCAAGTAACTTAACCAGTTTTATCATTTCGGTCTTCATATTCCTATAAGTGTTCTCCGCACTCTCCAAGGTCTCCTCTAACTCCTTAACCCTAGCTTCAGATTCTATCTTGTAGTTTTCAAACTTTAACTCGGTAACCTTTGCTTGTTCAACTGCTTTCTTGTGGCCCTCTGTGGCTTCCTGTAGTGCGTTCTCCGTCTCCTTTTTCATCTTTACGAGTATTTCTACCTCGGCTCTTAAACTAGCGTCTGATTTGAGCCATTTTTGAGTTTGTGTCTGGATGGAGTCTGCTCGGTCTATTAGCTTCCTTTTTCTAAGGTCTTCAAACTCCGTTAGCTCGAACCAGTGTTTATCTATCAAACGTTTCTTCAAGTCTATAAAATCCATATTTGCTCCTTTAGGGCGTAACCAACCAAGTACTGCGTTGTAGCTATATTTTCTTTTGACACTCGCTGACCCGATAGGATCATTTTGTGAGAAAGCTGTAAATTCATTAACCGTAGCGTGGGTAACAATTGCGATATGTCCATACTTGCCATACCTAGAACCCCATATCATTACATCTCCCGCTTGTGGTACTCCTGTTGGCGTGTTGGGGATTTTCTCGAAATTGTCTTTGAGGTTTTTGTCACTCTCGTATGCTGTCCAGAAGTCTTTTGCTCCGACAACCCCTTTAGGTTGCGAAAGCCCTAACACATCTCGAACATAGAAACGAAAGAGATCCACGCATTGACTTGAGTATTTCCCATCAAAATCCACCTTCTTGTTGTTATACGTTTTTATGAAAGTATCTAACGTCATCTTTCAAAAATCATAAAGTAACTAAGTATCCCTGTAATTATCAGTCCTAGCACTAGCTTGATAATCCAGCTTTTAGCTTCTTCAAGCTCCATGATTCGTCCGTCTACTACCTTTTTATTCTCTTGGTACTCGACTTGAGTTACGTAATGACTATCTATCTTGTCTTGTAAGTCTTTATGCCTATCCTGACTTGCTTGGTCGTTACGGTCTATCTGAGCCTTTATTCCAGTAACGTCTATTCGCAAGGCTCTCATCTGCTCTATCAAGACTGCTATTTGTGAGGCAGTCGATTTTGTCTCGTTTTCGTTTATTTTCGGCATATAACTCCTTCAAAATTTCTTTTAACTCTATGTTCTCTCTTTCAAGAGCTTCCACCTTTGGGAGCAAATCTCGTAAGCTCTGTTCCAAAAGGTCGATTCGTTCAAGTAAGTCCACATACTAAAAAATTAAATACTCTTGTTGCCATATACCTCTATAATATTAACTAACACTTGTAAACCTTAAGCGATCGGATACTCTATGCTAAACGATGAACCCTTATTATTTGATGTTGTGAATCCAGCATAAGCATTCCCCGCTATAGTCCCGATTGTTTTACCTACCCTAATTACACTATCGTTGTTGAAAAGGGCTATTACTCCTGTGCCTGCTTGCCAAGCACTGTTGTCGTGCACAACAACTGTCGTATTTCGAGCGTCAGTAGTATTAAATACAGGAGCAATTGGTAGAGTTGATGTAAAAGTCGCCGAGTTAGACGCACCAACCATATAGTAAGCTAATCGACAACTAATCCCGCTTATTCTATATTGAGTAGAATTAGCAGCCATTGATGAAAACCCAACATTTGTTGTTGCGTAAGTTAACGGCCTCGTCTCATAAATCGGTCTTTGAATCAAATTAGCTGAGGTAAACGTTGGTACTGTCCAAGTGTATCCAGCTCCTGCTGATAGGGTTGCTGCGAATCTGCCTACTACTTGGAAAACGTCATTGTCGCTAGAATTTGCCCCCCCAGTCGCAATATAACCTTTCACATCTGTTGTTGACTGAACAAAACTATCCTTTTTCGTTGCATAAGGTATTCTTGAAAAAGCCAACATTATATTCCCTGACGAATCTGTATTCCAACCCAAATAAACAAAAAGGTCCACCTCTTTGGTTGCTAACTCCGCCGAACCCATAGCTAAAAAATTATTACCAGCATTAGTTGTAAATCCTAACGCACTCGTAATACTTCTGACCGTATCTCCTAGCCTCACATAGACTGGGTCTGTAGCACTTGGGTCTGTTCCAGCTAATGTCTTGATTGCTACTGTTAGATTGTTTGAAGTTACCGAAGGTACTATTTTACCGTTAAGCAAAAAGCCCTCTGGAGCGTAACTTGTCGTTGTAAATATTTGGTCTATTCCTGTGACCGTTCCTGTTACCGTTAAATCACCGACATCTAAGCTATCTGCTGTTATATCGCTGTGTGTGCCGTCGTCGTTGTGTTCAGCTTTTATGGTGTCTATAGCGTCGTTCCACATCCCCGCTGTTAAAATTCCTTTTACTGACGTTCCCGAAGCGTGTCCCGCTGCTGCTGTTCCCTCTAACCCTCTGTTTGCTAAAGGTATTGTTAATGAGCTTCCTGATTTACCTGTTGCGTATGCTAGTTCTTCTGAAGCTGTACCCTCGTTTATGATAACCATCCCTTCGCCTGACTTGACTGAAAAGTTTGTATCACTTGCTAAAGGTAAACTTGTATCACTATCACTTATTGATGATGAACTTGTTGTACTAGCTGAATTACCCGATGAGTGCTGTAGTTTTGGTGGTGCCACGATTTTCTCCTATAAACTAAAAAAGCTACCCTTACTGGTAGCCTGCCGTTTACTTAACGGTTTAACTAATTAGATACTATCATAAATTTTTCAACTGACTAGCATAGTCTGTTGCTTCCCTTATTTGTGGTCTTCTTATCTTTATTGGTCCTTTATTCGCTGGTAACTTAATTTCAACTGGTGTAACTTTCTTTGGTTTTTTTGTACCGCTGGATTTTGTGCCTGTGTACTTCCATACGTTTATTCCGTATTTATCTGTTATGTATTGTGCTACACCTTTCTTACCTGATGTTATAACTTCTTCATCCCACAATAAATTAATAAGTTCCTGTACTTCTTCAACAGTTTTTGTTTCACGGAGTTTACTCATAACCCAATCTCCCCTATCTTCTACTTTTTGTCCTCCTCCTGTTTTATAAGTGGCTATTTCTATCTCAAACAATTCTTGTGGTTTCTCTGATTTAATACGTTCCATCATAGACTTTGAAAGTTCTAAATCCATTTCAATCTCTGTACGCTTTGCGTCTTGTTCAGCCTTACTTAAACCGCTATATGGTAGCAGTCTTAATTCCTTTTCTTTTGATTTTATATCCGATACTGAACTTTTATATAAATCTGTTAAAGTTTCAAAATCAGTAGGAAGTGGTACGATTTCTACTGCACCAACTTCGTTTGTTTTGAATAATTTACTCCAAAACCCTCCGCTTGGCTCTTTCTTGTCTTTCCTACTTTGAATAATCGAATCGTAATAATCCCTTGCCTGTTGAGGGTCTCTTGATAAAAGCTCTTTAAATCTTTCTGATTGCTTGTCACCTAATGGCGATAATTTTTCGTCGTAATATGTTCTAGCTTCGTCAGAAGGACTTGTACCAAATATACCTGCACGTATACCACTTATCGTATCTTGTTTGACTGGAAATCTAACCTTGCCTGTCGGTGTATCTTGAGAACCTCTAAAGTAATCTTCTAAACCTGTATAAGTCTTTCTTGCCTGTACACCCGCTGGTACAAGTAACGCACCCATTCTTGGTGCTTTCCTTAGCCCTGCTGCTCTTTTATCTTCATCGGTTGATAACAAGTCTTTTGCTGTTGATAATATCTCACCTGTTGGAGTTGTGAATCTTCTTTCACCTGTTAGTGTCTCAACCCAAGGTATACCCTCTGTCCAAGTCATACCAAACAATTTACCCATTGTTTGCGACAAGAATAAACTTGCACCAATAAACCTAACCATTCCACCTATTTCTTTGTTTTTAACCATATCAACTAAAAATTCTGTCTGTTTGATATTAAAGTTCTGCAACTGGAACAGTGTCGAGTTTATATCACCAGAAGTTGCGATTGGTTTGTCTATAGCCCCGAAAGTAAATTGAGTATCTCTAACCATCTTTTTACCCGCTTCTATGGCTTGTTTTTCATCTAGTCCTTGTTCTAAAGCCCTAGCCTTTGCTCCGTAATATGCTGAACCTCGATTTATTTTCTCGGCTAAGTCAAAGAAAAACCACAACGCATTTTCAGACTTTTCTTTAAATCCTTTCATTACTGTTCTTGTACGGTCTTGGACAATGTTATCTTCCAGAACCCCGACCCTTTTAAGCTCTTCTAAATCATTTGTTGCTAATTTCCTTGATAATTGTGCATACCCTTTAAAAGTATATTTCTCGCCTAACTTAGCGTAAGTATTCATTCCTTGCGTTAAATTTCTAAGTGCTGAACCTACATTAAGCCCCAACGTCCCTCGATAAATCATATTGCGCCACGTCCTTGTAATTGAAGCCACTGGTCTTTGACCTGCTCTATATCCAATAGGTGAAGATTTAATCAGATTATCAAGCAAACTATCAACCTCTGTAGGTCTTAGATTAATTCTGTCTCCTAGTTTCTTGACGTAGTTAAAAGACTCCAAATCTAATTTATTTGCGTCTCTTTGTAGTTGCTCTAATGCAGGGTCCATAGCTTCTTTTCTGGTTGCTCTTTTTACATATGCGTCTAATGCTTCCCATACATTCTCTTTATACCCTGACACACCATACCTTTTAAGCAAGAATGGATTGTAAACCGAGCCTGGTACATTTTCTGATATTATCTTTGCTAAATCTGGGTCAAATTCTTTTTGTATTAATTGGTCTTCAAATAACCTCGTAATATAGTTTTGTATTCTTCCTTCGTAAGGTATATCTAATCTATCAGCCCAATCTTCTAAATATCCTTTTATCTCTTTAGCTACTTTTAATTCTTCGCCTTTTAATTCCACATCACTTTGACCGTCTAACCATTTAAATATCCGAGTTTCTGCGCCTTTATCTGGCACTCTTTTAACCCATTCATTCACCTTGTTTATTTCAGTCCCCAAATTAGATTTATAAACTTCATCTGCTTGTCTTATTTTTTGTGCTGTGTTACCAAGACCAATCTTTTGTAATACTCTTTCTGGTGTTCTTAGATAATCTAATAAATTGACTTTCTTCTGAACATTCTTAGGGTCGACATTATTTACTAACCTCTCTACATCTTTAATAATCTCTGGTGATTTACCTTTCTTAAAAGGGTTTGGTATAGCTCCTAAATCTTTGCCAATATTTAATGTGTCTTGCGTAGCTTTGGGTAGTTCCGGAGTTTTAGAAGGCAAATCCCTCATTTTTCTTAATTTCCCACTTTTAACCGCCTGTATACCACCCATCACCATTGCCGCATTCTCTGGGTTATATCTGACTTTCCAATTACCTTGCTCGTCCTGATAAGGCTCTATTCCTGCAAATAATCCTACTGCTACGTTTCTTTTAATATATGGTCTTGTTCCTTCTATGAATTTCTCCGCTGATACAAACCTACCTTTAGCATTTTGTAGTGGTTTACCTAGCATTTTCTTAATTTGCATACGACCTGCATTTACTGCTTCTTTTGATGATTTAAATACTTGTCTTGCTATAGCCGAAACACCATCACCTGCTACTGGTAACAAAGCGTCTATTGCAATACTCTCTGGAGTCGTTTCAAGTCCTACAGACTCATCGTATGCGACACCCTGTAAAACATTTAACGAAGATCTTGCTGGTAAATTTAAATATGTTGCTTGCGGTAAAACTGTTAATGGATTAGTTGCTTTTAGAAAACCTCCAGCTACAGGAGCTTTCCCTGCTTGCTCTGTTACGGTACGCATAGCACCCTCTTTAAAATCTCCCCCGCTTAATGATTCGCCCGCCCCTCCTACTAATCCCGAAAACCCTAAATACATCGCTGACTGTACTAACCCTTTTGTAGCACCATAAGTCGCAAAAATAGGCTCTAGTGCCTTACTAGCCCCCTTTAAAGTTCCTGTTATTGGTGCTTCTGATACTCCGAAATCAGGAATATTAACGTCTGTAAAAGGTACATTCCACTTACCCTGTCCTTTAGTGCCGATTCCTGTTAATGGATTTAATCCTTGAGAATATTGTGCTAATTGGTCACTTAAACTAAAAAGTCCGCTTGATGGAGTAAATACTTTCTTGTCGCCCCTCGCTTTCTTATAAAGACCTACTAAATCAGAACCTTGTTTTAATGGCTCGTTTATTATTGATTCACCAAACCCTTTAACAAGGTTACCTCCTACCTTCCCAGCTTTTAATAAATTGTTATCGCTAGAGTTGTATTGAAAATCTTGCCCTAATTTAATTCTTTTAGTAGGGCTTTGTATTGTCTCTTGTATATCTGCTGCACGATTAATAACTGGTGTTACTATCCTTTTTTGTATTGGGTTAACTATCCTATTTTGTGTGAACCTTTGTACTGGTGCTGGTTGAGTTTTGATACTTGGTACTGGGCTTATAATAGGTTGCCTATAGCTTCGCAGAACATCTCCTACATTGCTTATGGCTTTTTTAACCGTAACTCTTGGTGCCTTTAATGTCTCCAATACGGGATTTAACCTCTCTCTTTTGTTTTTTGAGGAATGAAATAGCCATTTATACCTCCTAATTAAGCCATTGATAATAGGTTTTCGTCTCGCCTTAAATCTGGTGATCCATATAATCCAACTTGCTGAGGATTTACCTCTTCACCTGTGTTTATGTTTCCTGTTCTTGTTATCTCTACCATATCTGGATTATAAGAATAACCGCTTCCTAATGTAGCAGCTAAACTTTGTCCTAGATTCGCTTTCTCTGCCCTTATGGCATTTTCATAGTTAACCTGTGCCATTCTGACTTCGTTTAATCTTGAACTTAATTCTGCGTTAGCCTGTTTAATTGCATCCGCTCTGTCCCTTTCATTAAATCGCAAGTCTCTTTGCACTTTACCTACTAAATCTGCATATTGGCTTTCTAAATTCTGAATTAATCTGGCGTGTTCGTTTGTCTTTTGCATTAAGAAATCTTCTAATTCGCTTGTTCTATCTTGTACTGCTTGGACTACACCTGCTCTTACTTTATCAAACTGATTAATTGGCTTTGAAAGTAATTCTCCTGCTGCACTTGACGCAAGTATTCCTAATGATCTTAGCGTGTTTCTTACTGATCTTTGAGTTGATCTTGCAACATCTGCTGCCTCGCCAATTTGTTCTTCGCCTCTAGTTCTTGTCGAGAGTAATCCTTGATCTATTGAACCTCTCGCTTCACTCAAAGCCCCCTGTAGCTCCCCAATTCCTCTTTCTCTGTATCTACCTAATTCTCCAACTTGTCCTTCTAAATCGCCCCTGATTCTATCAAAGGCTGTGTTTAAGCTTGATAATTCTGCACGTTTTCTTTCTCTTTCAGCTTCAGCTGCCTTATCATAGACATCACTACCTCTTGATGAATCTCCTGAGGAGCTTCCTGGCGAACCCCCTGATGAACCTCCCGATGAACCTCCTGATGAGCCTCCCGAAGATCTGTCTGAAGATACGCCTTTTATCTCTTCTTTCATTATTTCATCAACGCTTGGACCGTATGGTTGCTGTGAGCTACTAGGAGAACTCGATGGCATACTTGTTGGTTTGCTCATCAGTTTTGCATTGTAAATACTTGTATCATCCCCACCTAACTTTTCGGTTAAACCAAATTCTGGCAATCCGAACCAACTGCCTCTACCATAACTTTGTGCCATTTTATCTCCTTTAAATAGATACTAAAAAATCCGCCCTTTCAGCGGATTGCTGGATTGTCTCCAGTGCATCATTAATCTTTATGTTATACAAATTTAAAGTCTTGTCAATTGATTGTTACTAAATCTGTTGACCTTCTAAATCTGTCTGCTCTTAGTTTAGCTGATAAATCAACCTCTAATAACGTAAACGAACCTGTGCCTTGATTTGCAAATCCTAATTGGAAACTCCTTGCTTCGATGTTTACGTTCTTTAATGTCCTTAGTAAGTTGTTGTCTTGTTCTGATAACCCTTCCCCTACTGATACTCCAAATAAGAATTGTGTAAATACATAATGAGCAAAGTTTACTGACGGCGAAACAGTCGTTAATGGTACGGTTAATTCTGTGTTTACTCCATCTGTTATTAGATTTAACGTAACTACACCTGTTGGTTGCCTTAATATAATGTCTATGTCCTTTAGTTTCTTGTATATATTAGATTCCTTGAAGTCTACCGCTTTTAGTTTGAATGACCCTGCTATCGCCGTACCAAAATCATCCGAACCATCAAAGATTCTTTTTACATATCCTGAACTATCATCACCATACAAAGTCATCTCTACACTACTTGAGTTTCTGAAATTTGCCCAACAATTAGCTGATAGATTCGTCCATTCTACCCAAGCTAAACGTTCTCTATCGTAAATTATAGCTTTAGAATTAGTTGTTGAACCTGCTGGAGTATACGAAAATATTACTAAATTAGTGTTGTTTACCGTAGAATAAACCGCCGCTATATCTTCTAGTCTTGTTGTTTCTATTGTCTGAAATACTGGCCTAATTTTAGCCGATAATTCGTTTGTTCTTAATACATCAAATGCAAATCCTGATTCGTTTCCTATGGTAAATATTCCCCTAGATGAAGCGAAAAATACATCGTTTTCTACCGCTACTATTGACCTTCCACTTACTGCACCTACCGCAGCTGTTACTTGTTGTACTTGTGGCAACCCTTCGCTTCCAAAGCTAAAACTGTATATAGAGCCTTCTTTGAATACCAATAAAGCGTCTTTAAATACAATCATTCCGACACCTTTTTGTCCATTGTTTTTAGCTATATCTATAAACCCTCCTCCTGAACCTATCGTGAAGTCGTTGATTAAATCTCCTCCAGCTGAATAGTAAAGTCTTGACGGATTGTCTGGGTCTCCGATTAAGAATAATGAATCTTTATATACTGCTATATATTTAGCCTTTGGACCTGTCGTTGTATCACCTTCTGGTGGTGGAAACACTTCTGACGGCGTGATTGCACCTGCGTCTGAATAACTTACCGAACCATTTCCTTCTAAATAAGTTATAAAATACCACTTACCATCTTTTCTTCCGTATACGTTATATCCAATAGCTCCTGTTACTGCTGACCACGATACACTCATCTTTACTGTGCTTGATAACGTTGACTGGTTAAGTGTCGTTGACCCTGCACTACTTGCTAGTGATTCTCCTACGTCTGTTACTGATGTTATTTTATACGAAAATGTAAATGTCCCTGCACTCCCTCCATCTCTCGTTACCGTTGGTGCTGCTGGTGCTGATACTGCACTAAACGATGTTATGTTTGTTCCGTCGTAATAACTTAAATTATCTGTTCCGTTAGTTAGATATAATCTATCAAACGCCATTACTCCTTCGGTATCTAAACCTGCTGTGTAACTAGCCCCTGATACATTATCCCAACTACCGCTGTTATAAACTTGTAGTGTTGTTCCTGATATTCTAAGAAGACTTGCCGATTCTCCCGATTTGTAATAAGGATATAACCCTACTACTTGACTGTCTTTTTCTGCACCATAATATGACTGTCCGTCTCTTGGACACTTAACTTTCCCATCTTCAACTAACTGAATGTCTGTACCACTCGCAAGTTCGTTCTCTTTGGTTTGTGTATTTGAAACTAGTTTATTAACCCCTCTAATCCAAGTGTTCATTTTAACCCTCGGATTCTTAGGTCTTTTTGGTATCGGTGGATATTTTCTTATCATTAATAAGTTCCAATGCCCCTACTTGTCTGTTTCTTAAAGCTCGTTTCCATATTTATTGCTGTCATATCTTCTAGTATATTCATCTCTTGGAATGCTAACTCTGCTTCTTGCCTTAGTTCCATTGCTCTTTCTGTTTCGTCGTCTCCGTCTGCTAAATATGCCATTACCGTCTTAACGATATACATCAAGTTCGGGCAAACTATATACTCCGTTGTTAAAGTCTTTTTTACTGGCATATAAAAATATGAATAGTAAATTGTTTCTCCTGTAGCTGGTGCTGGATTAATGTGTACCATCCACTTATCATTCGCTGCGTCATAATATTCATAAGCTACTCTCGCCGTACTATCTGCATTAATTACTTCTTGATAATCGAAATAATTAACCACTATCACTCTCTTGTCTTCCGTTTGCCCGCCTACGAATACCTCTGACAATCCTTTTAATCTCATCGGATAATTAGCACTTCCGATTTCGTAATCATTAGTGCCATCTCCTGCTATTGTTTGGTTTCTTAGTAAATGGACTGTCCACATCCTCCTACGTGCAAAATCTTGCTCTGTATTACTACAAGCACGAATTCTTACAGCGTCTTCGTTTACTGCGGATTCTCCTCTTAAATCTGATACTGTTCTTAGAATGTTTGCAATTGTGTCTTGTGTCATTGTATTAAAACTAAAAAAGGCACTCTGTTAGAAGTGCCTGCTGATACTTTTCAGTGTAGCTATTTTGATTCTATTCTATCTATTTGCAAAATACAACTTATGAATATGCGTAACTTAACAAAGTTGGGTCTGTTGCTATATTGTCGTATTCGGAGTTAGCGTCTGCGTACATAACCCCGCTATCATTTACTCTAAATACCTTCCATTTAGCAGTAGCTTCTGCTGTACCTACTGCTGATTTACAAACATAAGTATATCCACCCGATTCTACTATCTTTATTTGCTGATCTCCTGCTTCTTGTTTGACTAAATTTTCTCCGTCATATCCTACTGGTAAACTTACATTTACTTGTAAATCCTTATCAAAACTACTGTTTCCTCTCCAGTTCTCTGAATATGGTACTGTTTGATTATCTATTGCCATACTTTGTTTTCCTCCATTAAATTGAATATATAATTATCCATCTCTTTTGTCGACTTCATCTCTATTAGCTTAGTGAATATCTCTTTCCTTTTACTTGCGTCTGTTATAAAACTTATACTCCTGTAACCATTAATTATTCCAGCCATTCTTGATAAAGCGTGGCTTGGCTCTGTGTCTTTGTCTATCCCCATCTTCCCCATCAAAGATTTAACCGTCTTCTCATATACCGATTTTGTTTGTGTTAAACCTTTCTCTTGCATTACTTTCTTTACATATCCGTCTACATCTAATAAGTTTTGCTTACTGTCTACATCTAAGTTACCTATTGTGTCATCGATACCTAAAGAATTTAATAATGCTTCACCCTCTCCCATATCCTCTACGGGTCTTATATCTTCGACATTATAATCAATACCTAGCTTATTCTCGACAAATTCTGATTCTCTTTTAGACTCTGATTGTGGTTTGTTATCAAATATTACACTCATTTTTTTAAGTATACATTACGGTAAACTTCTTCCCACTTTTTAACGTGTTTGGATAAATCATACTCGCTTGTCTGTTCTTGTAACTTTTTGCCCTCTTTTAATCTTAATTCTTTGTTCTCTACTAATTCATTTAGTCTTTCTACCCAATTGGTTGATACAAAATCACCAAAACTTTTATATGGTTCAACATCTGATAAAACTGCTGGTATACCTAAAAGACCATACTCTAATGCCTTAATGTTAGATTTACACCTGTTAAATTCATTATCTACTAAAGGTGCGATTCCTATGTCTAATTGCAATCCTCTCAATTTCATTGGGTAAACTCCAAATGGTACTCCTAACATACTTTCTACTCTGTATCCTTTAAAAACTTCCCTGAATCTTATATCTCCTACTAATACGAGTTCGCTTTTACCTCTATCTAAAACTTTCTTTAAATCTTCTGCTACTAACTCTATATCAGCTTTGTGTGTCATTGACCCAACCCATCCAATTCTAACCTTTGAGGACGTATTACGAGACACCCTACCTGCCCATCTTTCCATATCCATATAATTAGGGAGTACATATATATTCTTATTATACTTTTTTAACTTATTAGCTAAATAGTCTGTTGTCGTTGTTACTGCGTCTGCTATTTCTAGTGTCTTAATTATTATCTCTTTAGCGTTTGCTATCTTATGCTCAATAGCGTGAGGGTTATCTTCGTTTAATTCTAAATAATCATCTGTATCAACTACTATCTTTTTACCGTTTTCTTGCTGGTGTTGATATAAAAGTGCGATACCTTCCATATCTACACAACTTTGAAGTACATATATGTCAGCTTCTTTTGCTATCTCTTCTGTTATTCCACTCTCAATTATCCGTACATCAAACCCCTTCATACGTCTTAATGGGTCTATTAATCTCCAATACGCCGCCGCACTTGGGTTTGTCCATACTGCTATTTTCATTTTGTAGCCTTTATAAATAACATACGAGAATATTTCCAATTAATATTATCACCATACATTCTATTTGGATGTAAAAATACTTCTACCTCTACGTTTTTAAAATACTTTTTAAATAGGTCTTTTATTGATTCATCAAAGATTTGGACGTGTTCGTTTGATGGTACTTCGTTCCCATATGGCGTTATATGCAAACTTTGATATTTAGTAACTCTCGCAATCTCCGCTACCACCTTTTCAATCTCTGTTATATGTTCCAAAAATTCCGTCGTTACCGTTGTATCAAATTCATTGTTTTTGTATGGCAAACTCTCTGCGTTTCCCGACTTAAATTTAGCCTTAACACGCTTTTTTGCGACTTCTATTCCACTAGTTGATAAATCAAATCCGTTCAAATCGGTTAATCCTAATTCTGAAGCTCTGCTAAGTAAATATCCATTACCACATCCAATATCTAAAATACTTCCCTTAACTTCAGATAAAATCTTGTCAAACGATATTTTATCGTTTCTGTAATTAGGGTCTGTTTCACCCTCTTCACCGTAAACTCTATCCCAATGTTCCTTTGAGTTAGGGTCGTTAAAACCTTCTATAAAATCTGTAACAAAATAAAACTCCGAATCTAAAGGCATTTTCATTATGTTTAATAAACAGTCTTCTAAATTGTTCGTTGAAGGTAACGTCATATGTGCGTGTAACTTTAATAAATCTTCTTTAGCGTGCCAAAACGGCTCTTCTATCGAATAATTGTATTCGTAATACTTTTTAGTCTTTAACATTTCTGGTTGGTTTCTATCAATTGCACCAAACCATCCGTTATCGTCTAATACATCAACTACGTCTTGATTCCATAACCATTGTGGGGCTTTAAATCCTTTGACATAAGGTAATCCATCCTTTTTAAACGTCTCATCAATCCCTTTAAGTGTCATTTCCATTGTCTTTTTGTCGCATTTCTCAAATTCTCTTGGCAAATGTAATAATCCGTGCGGAATTATCTTCATCCAGTCTAAATTTTCGTGAATACTTTTAAGTGCTTCGTCTCTAAATAACCTTAATCTGCTTGTTTCATACTCGTAATCGTATGGTATCGTAAATAAACTTATCTTAAATTTAGGATAATGTTCCTTAATCTTTAAAAGTAAATCCATCCTGCTACGGAGTATCGAAAAATCATCAGCGTCAAATACTATTTTCATCTGCTATTAAAACAAATTCACTCTCAAACCTGTTTAATTCTTCCTCTTTTAACGTTTCCCAATCAGTAAAATGCTTCTTTAAATCTTCTTTCGAACCGAAAAATGATATGTGTGCTGGGTTTTTTGTACCGTTTTCTATCGGTACGACTATTATTACCCTCTTTGCTACTCTTTTCATCTCTTTTACTGCCTTTTCTACGTTACTTGAATGTTCTAACGTGTGCGAACAAAAAATGATATCAAATTCTTTGTCCTTATACGGCAAATTCTCCATATATCCACGTTTTACATTTAAACCTTTTTTAATCGCCCTTTCTACCTTATTTTTAGCGATATCTACTCCCCATACCTCGCAACCTAACTCTTTTATCTTTTCCATACCGTATCCATCATTACATCCTATATCTAATACTTTCCCTTTAAAAAATGCCTTGTATCTTTGGATTGTCTCTCCTACCCTGTCACCCCACATCGTCCCTGTGCTAAACGCACTCTCTCCCTCTTGAATTTCTTCGTAATTCCTATCGTATTTAGTGGTCTTTTCTATCTTTCTGCGTTCGAAATACTCTTTGTACTTTATCTCTTGTCCACCTGTACCGTCTTTGTGCTCACAAAAATAATTCTCTAAATATCCCATCCCATATCCCATAGATACAAGATACCTAGACAATTCTAAATCCTGTATACCGTGTAGTGTGCTGTCTTCGTTCCACCTAAACGTTTTATAGACCTTTGCGTCAACGAAATGGCATATACCCCCTAAATGCCTAGTAACCCCTATCAATTCGTCTCTAATCACTCCATATGCTAATCTCTCCGCCCCGCCTGGATTTTCTCTTAACCCTTCAATAAAACAAGAAAGTGCTATCAATCTGTTTGACTGCCAAATATCAACCATCTTTGCTAACCATCCTTCGGTTTTGTAATAAGCGTCGTTGTCAGACTTCATTACAATATCGTATTCATCATTCATTGCGTCTAACGCTTGGTTAGTTGCTATCGATATTCCTTTGTTTTTCTTGTTGAAAATTATATGTACTTTCCTTATTGACGGCTTGAACGATGATGTCGAATATGTGCCCCCTGGCTTTCGAACAAAATCAAATTCTCTATCCGATTGTCTTTTTGATTTTTGTTTATATGATGAACTACCTCTTGTTTTTCCAAATACCTCCCAATATGTCTCTCCATTATCAATCTGTGTTGAAGGACATATCCACGCTTCTCCGCCATCGGATGGCTCGGAGCTTTCTCGTATATATATCCCGCCGAAGCCTTGCTTATTCCCCCTCTCCATTTGTGGTGATTCTCCATTCTCGGTGTTAGATAGCTTCTTTTCTTTGTTTTGCTTATCTTGTCCCTTGTTTCCTTCGCCATTTTCCCCCTCTTCCGACGAATGACTGGATTCGTTTTTTGGAACATACTCATTTTCAATCTCGACTCCGAGGATGCCTTCTTGCCTATATTCGCCAACCGAATCTTTTGTTTCGTTTCCTCCGACAAAACCCTCCCCGTGTTGGCTATGCTTAACTTTCTTCTCATCTTGTCTGTTATGTGTTTTTCGTAACTCCAAGCCTTTTTTAGTTTCTCCCGATGTTCTTTCGTAAGCTTTTTCCCTTTGTTCCACGGAATCCTTGAAGGTTTTGAGCCATTTTGTTGTTCCATCTGTACTTCCATTGTCTACAATATAAACATCTATAGATTGACCCGCAGTCCTATCTAAAGATTCTAATGACCCCATCGTATACTCCAACCTGTCATATGTCAAGACAATAGCCGCCACTTTGGGTTTAGTTACTTCGCTTAAATAAGGTAGTTCTATCTCTACATCAACTGGATTCCACGCTACCCTCTCTGGTCTGCCACTTAATTGGTTATTGTGAATGTGATAATCAGTTATTATTATCGGAATTCTCTTAAAAGTACACCCATATTTATAAAGCCTTACCATTAAGTTCCAATCTAACATCCTAATTGACTGCTCATCCCATCCACCAACCTTTACTAAAAGCTCTTTTCTTATTATAAAATCGCTAGTATCTATGAAATTGTGGTCCATTATAGACTGTGGACTGAAATCTTCCGCTATCCCTAACCCCTTATACTGCCCATCTTCAATTACCATCCTATCCCCATATGCTACGTCTACGCCCTCTATTGCTTGATGAAGTAACATTAAATGGTCTTCTCTATACTCATTATCTTCATCTAAGAAACATATATATTCACCTTTAGCTAATTTAACACCTTCATTTCTTGGGTTTGCTGGTCCTCCTGAATTTTTATCTAGTTTTTTGAAAATTACACCCTCTGGTACTTTAATCTCTTCTTTTGAACAATCATCTACTACAATTATCTCGTAATCTTTAAATGTCTGCTTTTTTACACTCTCAATTGCCTTTAATAATTGGTCTGGTCTGTTATATGAGGTTATTATTACGCTAATCATCTATTACGGCTAATAAATCTGTAAACTGCATTAATTTCATCGGCTCGCCCTTGACTAACACATCTATTCCAGCAAACCATTTGTACATTACCTTATCTCCTTTACCTACTGGCGGTTTCATTATCGTTTTTTCTAACGCTAATTCCCCTCCTATCTCTATTACTTCCCCTTTGTTGCTTCCTCTATCATCTTCCTCTTCTATTATTATCCCCGCTAACTCTACTGGCTCTGGCGTGTCTGGTTTAACCAATACATACCCCGCTACTGGTCGTACTCCTAAAAACTCCCCTCCATCCTTTAATCTCTCTAACCCCTCTTTTATAAGGTCTCTTGAATCCTCTTTTCGTTTAGATTTTACCCATTCAGGCTTGTCTTTTGCTAATCTCTCACGTCTTGATTTTTCATATTCTCTTGCTTTGGGATTTACTTTTAATTCTTTGTCTCGTTCTTGTAGAAATGCGTCTAATGCCTTTTCGGCTTCCTGGGGTGGTGCGGTGTGTATTTGTTTCTCGTACTGTTTCCAGCTCGGTTCGTATGCCACGACATTATTATACTACAAAAAGGCTGGGGTCTCTAGAAAACCACCAGCCTTTAATGTATTTTCATCAGGCAGTCGAAGTAACCGTATGATTTATGTTTACTCCAAATGCTGAATTCAATGCGGTTGCTCCAAAGGTTGTTTTCCAACCTGCTGTTGCAACCTTGTCTGTTGGGTCGCCTGTACCTGCTGAACCGAAACTCTTGACAAATGTCTTTAAGTTTTGTAATTCAGTTACTCCAAATGCGTCTCGTCCAAACAATGATGTCGTGTAAACCGTTGAAGATGATACAACTCCTGAACCTTTGGTATAACCATTAGAAGTTTCAAGGAATCTTACACCTGCAATTCGTCCTACTTCGCCTTTCATTAATTTGTCTGCGTTTGAGTCTGTGTACTTGTTAGCGTCTATCCATCCTCCTGTCGTCGAATCAGTCATAAGATCAAACAATGCGTCTGGGTGGACTACACCTACGAAATACCCATCGGATTGTGCCATTGCGTCATTTCTGCGTAATGTACGAACTCCTTTTTTGATTTCGTTAATGCTCAAATATCCAGTTACTGGAATTGTTGTCCAAGCTGCCGCTGCTACTCCTGTAGCGTTTTGTTGAGTCATTCCTGCTCCAACTACGTTTCGAACTATTGTATCAATTGATAAACCTGCATTGTATGCAAGTCTCTCTATCGCACCTTTCATTACATCACCAAATGATGTGTATGCCAAAATGTCGGAAATTGATACTGCTGCGTCGTATTGGGCTGTTGAACCTGTTACGTTTGTTGCAGTCATTGATAAAGCTGTGGTTGGGACACCTTCGCCTTGCCCTGCTGTAACTAACGGTAGGTTGGTCCATTTTGTCCAATATACAACACCTGTTCCGAATCCGCCGTCTCCTTTTTCTATCTTTCGATTAACTTGTCCTAATTGTTTGTGTACCAACTTGGATTCTGCTATTCGTAGAAAAAGTGTATCGTAATATCGGCTTTTAATAACTTCTGCTACTGTTGTCGATAAGGATTTTGCTGCGTCTGTCGCCATAATATATCACCTCTCTTAAGGCTTAAACTATTTACCACTGTCCGCTTTGTTTCAGGAATACTTCCATCTCCGCTTCGGACATTTTACTTGGGTCTGCACTCGGTGACTGTCTTGTAAGCCCCGAATGTGTCATCCCCCCTTCGGATTGAACCCGCTTAACGTCTAATGTTCTGGCTCTCTCTTCTTGCCCACGTGTCGCAAGTTCTCTTGCCATCTCTTTAGCTCGTCTCGCCGCTTCTAATCTCGTCATACTAGGGTCGGCTTTTATCGCTAACCCTCCCAGTCTGTCCAAATTCTTGTCATACGAGTTTGAATATGGGTCGAACTCTGGGTACTTCTCGTAAAGTAACTCCATTTCAATAGACTCTATCTTGTCTGGTCCTTTTACCTTTGAAGATGTCTCTTTTCTTGGCTTTTGAACCTCTCTTTCTAGAGCCTTGTATCGACCATATATCTGGTCGAACCTCTCTTTTGGAATATACTTTTTCCCAGTTTCATCTTCTGCATAGTCGTTTGCGTTATCGGTTGTAGCACTTTGGGTCGGTACTACTTCCTCTGGTGACTCTACCTCGTCAGAATTATCTACTGGTGTTTCTTGTTCGTAGGTTGCCGATTCCTCCTCGAAGGTGTTCTCCTCCGTTATGTTGCCGTCTGCGTCCGTTATTTCCCGTTCGTTTAAGGCTGCGGCTAGGTCTTTGTCGTCCATAGTTTTGCAAGGTTTATAGTTATCCTAGAACTCCCAATTAAATACAGCAGGCAATTAAACGTGCCAGTCGTTAGACTTTAGAAGTCTTAGCAATCTATTGACTGTTAAGAACCCTCAAATCTATTACCTTACCCTCTACTAATCTGTAATATCCTGCGAGTGGTGTTCCCCATCCACATTTACACGATATTGTTCCGTCTTTGTTGTCAATGTACTCTCCTTTCTTCCAGTCTCTTTTAGTATGTATACCACATATCTTTAAATCTTTAATATCCATCGGGACTTTCTCGCCCCACATCTCGTCATCACTTGGTGGTAACGGTTTTATTTCTTTCATCGTTTAAAAAATCTATGTCCTCTTCTATAAATGATAACAACTTTTTGACTCCTGTTAATTCGTTTATCTCTTTTTGTGCTTCCTCTATTGTCCGCCCATCGTCTGCTAATAGTCTATTGGTCATATTCTGTACCTTGATTGCAAAATAACTTTTTATATACTCAAATCCTTTATGGTTTACAAAATCTTCAAAACATCCAGCTCGTTCCATCCGTTCGTCGTAATCCATTACATACCTCCTTCAACTATCGGACTTCTTAAATCTTCTCCTGTTAAACTGTCTGGTACTACGTTCGGGTCTCCTACTATCTCATTAAAATCTGATGGTGGTTGCTCTTCTTCCTCTTCTGGTTTCTTCATATCAATTATTATCTTATCAGTCTGTAATCCGTAGTTTAACTTCTCTAATACTTGCGTAGTTAGCTCTACATAATCTAACTGTTTGCCTTGACTCGCTAACCCTTGACTCCATACTGGATTTGCTATCTTCTCTAATGCTACAAAAAAGTTCTCTTGCATTGTTATCGGGTCGTTTAATGATTCGCTCGATACCTGTGCGATGTAATCATAATCCCCTACAACGTGCGGTTGTATATCTTCTGGTATAAGTTTCAAAAATGCAAAGTCTCCCGATTCTGATAATTGTAGTTTTGTCTCTGTCTCCATATCCCCTACCTCTACCATCTCTCCGTTAATGTCCCTTTTAGATAAATCTGTCTTGTCTTTTAAGAACCTAACTATATCCTGTCCTACTATTCTTAATGTCTGCTCTTCTGTTGTGTACTGTATGCGTAAATCTTTCCAATGGTTAGCTATTCTTTCAATTACCATCTTTGTAAAAAGTTGTAGCTTTAACTTAAATTGTGCGTTTGCTTCTTGTTGGATAAGTCTCGTTCCTGTCGCTGTCTTGTTAGCTGTGTTTGCCCCTGTGTTAAGCCCCATTGTGTAGTCTGTTATTCCGCTACCGTTTTGTAGTGCTGATGTTAAATATGTCATCGTCTGAATAAATGTTCCACCTGTTACGTCTGGTACTGATATTGGCTCTACTCCGCTCATATCTTCTGTGGTTATTATATTTCCAGGCTTTGAAACTAATGTGTGTAAATCTACCCCCGCACCTTTTCTTACTTTCCACATATTGTTTAATGTAAGTTGTACGTTATCTAACCTCTGGTTAAGGACTGCGTTTATCGCTCTTTGTATTCTGTCGATTGGCTCTATTTCTCCCATTCCGTATAATTCATTCGGATAAGGATAATCTACTCCGTATACTATCGGTAACTGATTATGGAAGTATGGGTTTTCTATCTCCCTTATTATCTCGTCATACTCTGGTAAGTAATCGCACCATCCGTCTTTTGTGAATCTTCTCAAAACTACTATGTCAGGGTTGCTCTCGTCTTCTCCTAATAATTCTTCGGTCTGTAACATTGTCCTGCGGTGTTCTCTCCACTGCATATCTTCTGTTATGTCTCCTTTCTTGCCCTCTAACTTATCTCTAACCTTGTCTAAGTTCTGGTAAAAACTCCCCCCCCTTGTTTCGTTTTCTGCTTCTAGTTCCTTTAATGTCCGAAATCTTCGGTAGATAAACCACCTCATATTCTCTAAATTAGTTGAGCTTGGGTCTGGATAACAATCGTATATATTTAATGCTTCAAAATTAGGTCTGTCTGATAACGTTACTTTGGTTTTCTCCGTTGAATCGTACGTCCATATCATCCGTCCACCAACCTCTTTGGGAATCATTCTTGTCCTCTCTGCTTCTTCGTAATCCCAATACGTTCTTCCAAATGCTGTTCCGAATATCAACATCGACTTCACAAATCCTACCAACTTCTCAAACATGTCTGCCTGTTGCCAATCATATTTTATAAGTGCTGTTAATATCTGTGCTGTCGGTGTGTCTCCTGATTCTCTTGGGTAAAAACTTCCCGTAGGCTCGTTTGCTACCATTCTCGGAACGATAGTCTCGATTACCCTAAATATTCTGGGGTCAAATACCTGTGCTAATGCTGGGTTTGTGTTCTTGTCTATATATGACCTGTACAACTCTTCCTGTCTGTTCATCCTCTCGTGTATCGGGTCTAGAAATCTCTTAGATAATGCGTGTTGCTCTCTTATCTCTCTTTTTAAATCTTCTGTTGTTAAGTCTGTGTATTTTGCCATAAAAAAAGACACCCTTACTAATAGGTGTCCTGCTTGTTTGTTACAAGTTTAGATTTATTCGATTTTCACACTAAATATCCCTGTAGTCAATACTTCCCCTGTCAATGACATACCCTCATGCCCCTTTTTTGGTCTTAACTCTGCTTTACTCGTCAAATACGTTACCTTCTCAACCTCTCCCGCCCTTACATCTAACCGTAACTCTACTACTCCATACCCTATCCGTCTGACCTCTTCATCTATCTTAATCAAATGCCACTTGTTCTGTGCCATTAGTTCCGCTACCTCTGTTAATGTATACCTCTCTTCCATATTTATACACCAATGATTGAGTCTCTTGGCTCATATCTTGGTAGGTCATTGTAATTAATTACTTCGGGTCTATTACACTGTATATATAACTGATACGCTATTGCGTGTGCAAATACAAGGTCGTCATTACTCCCACGCTCTGCTTCTGGCTTCCCACTCCTTGATACTACAAAACTCCTGTGTTCCTTTAAACTCTGCTCGTCATATAAACTGAATATCTTATCGTCATAAGCTTTTTTCCAGTCTCCTAATAATATCGGTCTTGTTGCTGAATTAGTCGAGTATCCGTATTTCCCTGTGTCTCCCTCCCTACCTATATACGGCATTACATATAACTTGTACTTGTTAAGTCTGTTCATCGCTGACAACCTCTCCATCTCGCTTATTCCTCCGTTGTTTTGCTCCAATGCCACTACTGGCTGTACTCCCGTTACCTCCTGTATCCTCTCAAGCGTCGGATGTAATACTGGCGGTATCGTCGCCGCAACTCCCCTTGCGTGATATACAATAGGTACATCTAATTTAGATTTGCTCATAAAACATAGTGCGTTGTAATCCCCTCCACCCTGTGAACAGTCTCCACCTACTACTATGAACTCATTTTTTTCTAGTGGACGGTATACTCTAAACATAATCTTGTATTGGCTTAACTATCATACTTGTATAATATTCTGTCGCTTCTCTTCCAAAATATGGTCTTCCTGATAATAAGAATGCTTCAGCGTCTGTGTCTGGATACTCTTGTTCATACGTTCCCCCGTCTTGTGCTAACTTTAACTCTTGCTTCTTAAGCTCTAATGTCTCAATATCGTAAAAGTCACTAGCTGGGTAAAAATGTGCCTGAAATCCTGTCTCACCTAGTTTACTTCTTGTCCAAAAGTCTTGAAACTCATTGTATCCGTTCGCTGTTGTTTCGATTATTAACTTCCCTTGTCCACTAAATGCCTGTCCTGCTCCTGCTAGTATGTCCATTAAATGCGGATAAAATGCACCTTCAGATAAATGCAGATTAGTTATTGTTCTTGATCTACCAAACTGTGTGTTTTGTGCGGTTCCTATATGATACGTTGAGTTTATTGCTTCAAAATATAGTTCATACTTACTGTTGTATTTAAGTATCTGTTTTTCTGAAAACCCCTCTTTCTCACACCAGTTCTGCACAAATCCCTTTACCCTTTTAAGTAGCCCTTGTGCGTTGTCCGTATCGTCTGCTACTACTACGTTATACGTATTCTCTTTAGTTAGGAAATCTTTAGCAAACATAGCTAATATCAAAGACGAAAATCCTTGCTGTCTTGCTTTTAATACTATGTCTTTACCGCTGACATCTTCTGTTAAAAACTTATGCTGTATCGGATTTAGTTTAAACGGTACTCTGTCACCTTGCTTGTTTATTATAAACAAATAATCTTCTATCCATTGTTTAGTTCCTTGACTTCTCATTCTGGGCTTTTAATAAATGAATTTTACATAATTCTACCGTCTCCATATCTCCCGTTTCATTATTGTAGACTTCCCCCTCTCCTACTGCTTGACTCTTGCAATATGGTACTCTGCATTTTCCTAGAGTAGTTACCTTTTCTTCTGGGTAGGTAGCTACCTCGTCATAGGTAGTTACTTCTGAGGTAGTTACCTTATCATAAGCCGTTACGATAAATGTAGGTATGCCCTTTTGCGTTACTACGACTGGTAAATCTTGTATTTCTGCGTATAAATTAGATTGAAATTGCTTGATTGTGATTGTTCTCATACTCATAGTTTATCAAAAAGGTAGTTACATTTCAATCGCACAGGTGGTCACCTCTAATCCCCGTACTTGTCATTGTTGGATTTTACTGCATTCATCACGTTTACCTGCACGTTTGTTTGGCTTTGTTCTTCTAATCCGTGCAATCGACTTGCTACTGTCACTGCTTTTAATCTCGTGCCGTGGTCTGCTTCTCTTTGTCCTGTAAACTCGTTCCATTTCTCTGCTTCTGTTGCTTCTTTTACTGTCTTTACTATCTTTCCTATTGTTAAACCTTGCTTATCTAATAGCCCGTAAATAACGGATTTATGCTTCTTTAGGTTTTCACTTGCTATCATCGCAGCTGTCATATAGTCCGTATCATAAGCCTTTAGTGCGGCTTGTGTTCCGTTCCCACCGTTACTAAACCATTCATTAAAAAACTTTCTTTGTTTTAAAGTTAGTTTGTAGTCTTTGGGTATTATGTCTTTCATTGGATAAATTCTAACATAACTGACTGTTGACATTGATAACAAACTCTGTTATATTTGTATCAAGGTAAAGGGAAAACAAAAATATGCAAGGACAGAACCCTTTATCTTAGTAATTATTTTAAAAGCTATGAAAAATCTAACACAAGCGGGATTGACCGCTAAAGCTATTAGAGCCGAATTAAAAAAGGCTTTTCCAAGTATTAAATTTTCAGTTACTAGCGAAAACTATTCAATGGGTGACGCTGTAAGAATTTCCTATACAAATGGCGTTCCTACTAAAGACGTTGAAGCTATAACTAATAAATATCAATACGGTGATTTTGATTCTATGACTGATATGTACAAATACACCAATAATCGTACTGATATACCACAAGTTAAATATGTTCAGGTTTCAAGAGGTTTAGAACCTGATACTTATGAAGATATTAAACTCGATATTGCTACAAAATACGGCATTGAAGATATAAATAATGAAAATGAATGGTATGAAAAAACTGGCGAAGAGTCATACATCAAGGTACACCGTGAAAGCTTAGTTTTATATTTAATATGAAACAATATTTAATCATTAGCAATTACTTAGGAAACTACGTAACTAGCTATGATAAAAAACCAACAAAAGATATATTGCAAGAGTTAGCCAAACAGCAATATGAACACTTCTTTATGGGTTTGGATGATAATTATTCACCAGATACCGAAGAAGAGACAGTTAAACAGTTAGTCGATAGTTATTTAATTATTGATACACAAAAGGAGCAATAAAATGAGAACATACACAATTTACGTTAAACAGACGATGTATTCACATAACGTCGAAATAGAAGCAAACAGTTTAAAAGAAGCCAAACAAAAGGTCAGGGATGATTTATCTATGGGCAAAGTACCTATGGATGATATGAGTACAGACTTTGAAATAAAAGAGGTGTCAGAAGAGGAAAAGGAAATGGAGCAGGTATTAAAATCGATGATAGAAAAAAAATTAATTCATTAATATGACGAAAGCATTGATAATCTGGACAATTAGTTTTTATTTTATCTGTATTACTTTATTTCAAGCTCAACCTGTAATTGAGGATACTAAACAAGTTTATGTCTCATCCCCCCAGACACTAGAACTTATTCATCTTGCTAGTGTTTGGGGAATTCATCAACAAGTTAATTCTTACCGCACTAAACCGCTTAATTGGGAACAATCTTTATGTAAATATGCGTCTGAAAGACTCGAAGAAACTCAAGTTAATTGGACACACGACGGCTTTTTACCTATTATTGCCCGATATAATCTATATGCCACTAAATATGAAAGCTTTGGGGAAAATCTATCTATGGGATTTTTCTGGATGAAAGATATTGCACCCGCTTGGAAAAACTCTCCTACCCATTATGCCAACATTATTGACTCTAGGTATGTCGACACCTGTATCAAATGTGAAAATTATTATTGCGTTCAATTCTTCGCGGGTTACTGACGGAAATTAATTCTAATTGCGTAATCTATCACTATTGGATAATGATAGCCTAGCCAATACCCTGCTAAAAAGATTGCTATTACAACAAATATTATTATCTTCACTTTGTTGTTTATCCATGTAAGCCAAATTTCTCTTTTAACTCTATCTATTAAGTTTCTCATCGCAATTCTTCTTTTAAACTCTTTGTGCTTGTGTTCATAAAGCATTAGATAAAATAACTAAACCAATTACCACTAATATTATCCCAACTATCTGCCACCCTTTGATTGTTACCTCTAAATCTTTAAGTCCGTAATATTGCTTGTGTTCTATCGACACCCAATCTTTAAATATTTCCTCGTAAGGTACATATTTTACATATACACCGTCTATATATATGTTGTACCCCTGCGGTGTCCTGCCTCGTGTGTTCCAATGTCCAAAAGCCTTTTCACCGGTTTTATATACTTGTGTGATTGTTACCTCTTTGTCTTTTAGTTTGCCGTAGTGTCTGTACATAATTCATTTAACTAACTAAAGAGTCTAGAGCAGGGCAAGGATTTGCACCTTGCATACTGGGTCAGCTTTTAATCGGGTTTTACCCCTCTTAAGTGCGTTGCTATGTACAAGTAATTACCAAGTACAGGAACGTTCCGGTTAGACTCATTGCGACTCGGCGGGTCTTACACCCATTCAGACTATAGTCACCCAGCTCTCTTTAATAGCATCTACCTATTCCGCCACCTGCTCAAAGACTCAATGTAGCTGGCTAGGATTCGCACCTAGCAATCACTCTGTTGTACGTCTCGCTTGAGGGAACTAGCTCCTCTGCGCTCGGCGTGCGATACCTATTCCGCCACAGCTACATTCAATCTTCAAACTCAATGTACTATTAACTACACTCCGCACATATACCGTCACTGTTTAGTTTCTTGTTTTTGTTGCATATCTGACAGCCGTCGAAGCCGTCATCTTCCATTATTTGTAAAATCCTAGCGAAAACATTCATTTGTCCCGTCATAAATGCCACACGCTTACTTGATAAATCTTCTACTTCAGCAGGTGGCTCTATGACCTTTAGTTCATCTATTTTTTCAAGTTGAGTTTGTAATAGCCCTACCTCCCCCATAATCCTATTAACTATCCCCTCCTTTACGGCTTTGATATTGTGCTTATTAACTCCATCCCAGTATTCTACCTTGTGAGTTTCTTCTACTATTTTTGCTATTTTGGCTCTAAGGTCAGTCATTTGTACTAAAACTATCTAAACATCTAACAGGCACATCGCCTGATTCGTATTGGTTGAGGGTGTAGTTGGAGCAGTCACTTTTAGGGAAAAACACTAAAAGCAACATGAAAACTACTATGTTAATCATTATGATAATAAATGCTACTGTATCCTTACTCATTTTTGTCTCTCCTTATAATTAAGGAAATTATCTATACAGCGTTTATCTAAAGGATCTCCAAGCCCCTCCTCATCTATACAATCATTAACCCATTCAACAAACTCGGTAACAGCTTCCCGCCTCTCTTGGGCTATGAGGTCGGAGAACATCTCATTTACAACTTCCTTTATTTCTTGAATAACAAGTTCTGAATCAGCGTCGGGCATATACTCTTTAACGTAACTCCAAATGGGCTCTGAAAACCTATCTTCAAAAGATATTCCATCCGATTCTATACGTTTCCACATCTCCTCTGTTTTTGTCATTTTTCCTCCTTTTGAAGCACAGCTAAATACGTTTTTTGGTCTTCTTGCATTTGCTTT